TCAATCCTGTCCGGGGAAGTCAAGGATTTGGGCGCATATCGCTACAAACCCAATTCAGTGACCTTCATTCAGTATCAGGCCGGGGCTATGGGTGGAAACTTCCAGCTTGCCAACAAGATCATTTACTTCAGCCTTCCCCAAGGTTGGGAACTGTGGGAACAGAGCCAAAAACGGATTCACCGCATGGGGCAAGACAGACCATGCTTTTACTACCTGATGATTTGCCCCGGAACCGTGGAAGAAGATATTCTTTCCACCTTGCAAATGAGAAAGGATTATAACGATGAACTATTCCGAAAGTACGAGGAAGAAGCGCCGGGAAGAACTTAACCGGCGATTCAGAAGGCGGTTCTTCACTGTCCTGTTTCTTGGCCTTCTGACCGGGTTTCTGATTGGGCGGCTTACCGCTTGCGGTGAGAATCAAACCGCCGCTGTGGAGCCTGACACCATCACCAGCGCCCTTCCCGCTGAAACTGACTATATCACCCCTGTTGCGGATTCCCCGGAACCTTCCCCGGTGCTGTTGGGTACATACAGGGTGACGGCCTATTGTTCCTGTGAAATCTGCTGTGGGGAGTGGGCCAAGAATCGCCCCAACGGGATTGTTTATGGGGCGGCGGGTGTGGAACTGGTTGAAGGGGTTTCATGTGCTTCACCGTTGCCCTTCGGAACTGTAATTGAAGTTGAAGGCTTGGGTGAATACACCGTTCAAGATAGGATCGCTTCATGGGTAATTGAAAAGTATGGTGAAAACCAGATTGATATTTACTTTTCAGACCATGATTCCGCCAAAGCCTTTGGGGTTCAATACCTGAATGTTTATGAAATGGAGGATGCCGCAAATGATCAAATGTAAAAACGCCTGTCCCTTGGGCAAGTTTGATGGGTGTTGCCACAAATGCCCGGATTTTCACCCTTGCCCTGAAGCGTGTGAGGAAAACCCCAACACCTGTGGTGAAAGTACCTTCGATGAAGAAACCGGCCTTCAGGCGTTCCAAAGCACCCAGCTTGCCACCCTGAACGCTATTGCTTCCCTGACGGCCCACAAGAAAGCCATTGAAGATCAGGAAAAGCAGATGAAAGCCGCCCTGTATGATGCCATGCAGAAATATGGGGTGAAGAAGTTTGAATCTGATGTTCTGAATGTGACCCTTGTGGAGCCTACCACCGCCACCAGCGTTGATTCTACCAAGCTGAAGAAGAACTTCCCGGATGTGTACGCCCAATGTTCCAAGACCACCGACAAGGCCGGTTATGTGAAGATCGCCCTGAAGGGTGGTGGAAAATAATATTGGGAAGCGAAAAGAACTTTGAAACCCGCCTGAAGAAATGGCTTGAAGCTGAAGGCATTTACCCACTTGGACAAGCGTTCCCGGTTCCTGTCCCGCCCTGTGGTTACTATGAAAAGCGGTGGGGCGGCGGAAGGTATGTGAAAAGCGGCCTTCCTGATATGCGGATCGTGGTTAATGGGTTGGCCTTTGAAGTGGAACTGAAGGCTTCCAATGGCACCCCTTCCGAACTTCAGAAGCACAATATCAAGCAGATCAATGGATGTGGTGGGATCGGCTTGATCCTATACCCGGAAGGGTTTGACACCTTCAAAACGATGATAAAGGGGGTGAAGGCGTGTCCACCAGATGTTCCCATAGCCGCATTGAGAGTTTCAACCGTTGCCCTTTCAAGTACAAGTTGCAATACCTTGATGGAAGAAAGACGATCCCGAACACTGACCCTGACAACGCCCTACTTTTAGGAACCGCCCTTCACACGGGCATTGAAGAAGGCGTGGATCAGGCGTTGGAGTTCTACCAGAACAGCTTCCCGGTGCTGACGGATGATCATATCAATGAAATGATCAAGCTGGAAGCCATGATCCCCAAGGCAAAGGCTATGTTGCCACCGGGCGGAACTTTTGAACTTCCCATTGGGAACGCTGATTTTATAGGGTTCATGGATTATCTGGTTCCGGTGGAAGGGGAAAAAGTTTGGCATGGATCAGGCCAAATAAACCCGTGTTCCTATGGTGACGGTGAAGAAATGGGCTATTACACAACTGAAAATCCTTATGTGTATGATCTGTATGACTTCAAGTATTCCAACAACGGGAAAACCTATGCTGTTTCCGGTCAGCTTCACGAATACAAGTATTGGTATGAACTAACCCACCCCGGCCACCGGATCAGAAATCTTTACTTCCTGATTGTTCCCAAGGTGAAAATCAGGCAGAAGAAAACGGAAACCTTGCTTCAGTTCCGGGGGCGCTTGCGGGAAGCCTTGGCGGATGCGGAACCGGCCCTGATGCCGATTCAATATGACCCCCTGAAGATCGTGGATTTCTTGACCGATGTAAAACACATGGTTGAAGCCACAGAATTTCCAAAGAACCCAAACCACTTTTGCGGGTGGTGTGAGTATGAAGAATATTGTCAGAAAGGATGGGATTATATGCTTCTTCCCAAAAATGAACGGCGTGATTTGAACGCCACCAGTAAGAAGGTTGTGTGGATTTACGGCGCACCCTTCTGCGGCAAGACCTTCTTTGCCAATGCCTTCCCTGATCCGCTGATGCTGAACACGGATGGCAACATCAAGTTCGTGGATGCCCCTTATATTCCGATTCGGGACACCGTGACCGTAGAGGGGCGGATCACCAAGCGGAAGTTGGCTTGGGAGGTTTTCGAGGAAACCGTTACCGAACTGGAAAGGAAACAGAACGACTTCAAAACCATCGTGGTTGACCTTCTGGAAGATGTTTATGAGGCTTGCCGGGTGTATATCTGTGACCGGCAAGGCTGGAAACATGAATCTGATGATTCTTTCCGGGCTTGGGATATGGTCAGAAGTGAGTTCCTGAACACCTTGAAGCGGCTGATCAATCTGGACTATGAAAACATCGTTCTGATCAGTCATGAGGATCGCACCCGTGACCTGACCAAAAAGAGCGGGGACAAGATCAGTTCCATCAAACCGAACCTTCAGGACAAGGTTGCAAGCAAAGTGGCCGGTATGGTTGATCTGGTTGCCCGGATCGTGGCGGATGATGATGAACGGGTTCTGTCCTTCAAGCCTTCGGAAGTGATCTTTGGCGGTGGGCGGCTGACTGTCCGCAATAAGGAAATCCCGCTGAATTATGCCGCCTTCTGTGAAGTCTATCAGGAAGCCAATCAGAAGGCCCTTGGAGCCATGAAACATGATGGCAATATCCCAGCTACCCCGGCCCCGGAAACGGAGGACAGCGGCGAACAGCGGCCCACCAGAAGGGGCAGAAAGGCTAAGGTTGAAGAACCCACGACCCCTGACCCTGAAAGCATGGAAGATGCTGAACAGGCGGCGGCTGGTGATCCTGTCTATACGGAAACCCCGCCTTGGGAGGGTGACGAGGAAAAGCCCGATCCCGCCCAGCTTCCCAAATGCCCTGACGCTGACCGGATTTTTGGACAGCATGAAGGAAACCCTGAAATTCCCCTTTGCCCGTCTATTGATGCGGCCCACCGTTGCCACAAGGACGGCGGCCCCGATGGTTGCCCCCTGTGGGATCGCCCCAAGGCCCCGGCCAATGAGGAACCCGCCCCCATGATGGGTGTAAACCCGCCCCGCCGATCCCGGAAAAAGCGTGGTGAGTGATCATGCCTGAAGTGGTCATGATTCGGGACAAGCCCGAAACCCTATTTTCCGCCCGTGATTTTGAATATCTGGTGGAAAAGTACATGGGCCATGAAGCCGCCAAATACTTCAGGGAATACGCTGAACAGGCGGATGAAGAAGTGAGATCGGCAAGAGCCGGGGAAAACACTGATCTTCATTCCTATGAAGCAAGCCTTGAAAGCAACACCAGAGCATTTCAAGATATTCAGGATGAAATTCAATCCCTTGAAAATATCCTGAATGAACCCCGTTTGAATCGGCTGAAGCTGAAAAAGGCCGTTCAAAATATCGGAACCATTATTTCAAATCAAATTTAGGAGGAAATAACAATGGCTATTGACTTTGACAAGATCGACAAGAGCGTTGACCTGAAGGGCCTTCAGGCGGATGTGGAGGAAGCCAAGAAGAACGGCGGCGGGGATTTCCCCACCATTCCCGCTGGCAAGTATGAAGTGAAGCTGGAAAGCATGGAGATCAAAGGCACCAAGGCCGATCCCAACCGCCCCATGTTGGCTGTGTCCTTCAAAATCCTGTCCGGTGAGTACAAGAACCAGCGCCTGTTCATGAACCGGGTTCTGTACGGCACCAAGAACGATAAGAACATGATCGCTTCCGCTATGGGCTTCCTTGACAAGCTGGAAAGCGGCGTGGCAATCAGCTTCACCAGCTACAAGCAGTTCGCCCAACTGGTGCTGGATGTGGCGGAAGCCATTGATGGTGTTCTGGAATATGCGGTGGATTATGATGATTCCCGCTTTAATTCCATCACCATTGATGAAGTTTTCGAGGTAGAAGGCTAAAATTTTACCTTAAAAGCGTCTTTTAAGATACTTTTCCGGGGCCAAGTGTCCCGGTTGGCACCAATGCCGAAACCTTCCCGTGGTGGTGCTGTTTTCACTGATTCGGCAACAAGAATTTAGGGAGAGGGTGAAAGGATGATCTTCTATGACTTTGAGGTATTCCGGTTTGATTGGCTTGTTGTGCTGATCGACCTGAACGCCAAGAAAGAAACTGTGATTATCAATGACCCTGAACAGCTTACACGCTTTTATGGAACCCACAAGGGGGGAATTTGGGCTGGTTACAACAGCCGAAACTATGACCAATACATTCTGAAGGCCATTCTTTGTGGCTTCAACCCCAAGGAAGTGAATGATTGGATCATTGTTCAGGATAAGCCGGGGTATAGGTTTTCAAGCCTGTTCCGCAATTTTCCGGTGATCAACTATGATGTGATGCCAAACCCGCCAATCAGCTTGAAAGCGTTGGAAGCCTTCATGGGCCATTCGATCAAGGAAACCAGTGTTCCATTCGATATTAACCGCCATTTGACGGAAGCGGAACTGGCGGAAACCGTGAAATATTGCCGCCACGATGTTGAACAGACTGTGGAAGTATGGTTAAGGCGCAAGGAAGATGAATTTGATGCCAAAATGTCACTTGTGAAAGCCTTTCACCTTCCAATTTCTGATCTTGGGCGGACAAAAGCACAACTTTCCGCCAAAATCCTTGGGGCAGTTCAGAAGGATCACAATGACGAATTTGAACTGGAAATTCCCAAAACATTGAGAATTGAACGGTATCAAGAAGTTCTG